GTTTATTCCGCCGAGGACAGACAAGCAAGACCGGGCACGCAGGGCTAGGTGAAGCGAAGCGCTTGCTTGTCTGTCCTGTCTAAAAAGCTGGTGGCCACCGGGACGCCGTGGCTGGGCGAAAAAAAAGACCACCTTTCGGTGGCCTTTTCTCCTACAACGAGAACTTATTAGGGGGTCAATCTTTCGTTGCAAGTATTCCGCAGATGGCAACAAGAATCGCCGTTGTTATGGCAAACTCAATCATTGCTGCTTCCTCCACTGTTCTATCTTTGATTCAGCAATCAGGTCAATGGCTTCTTCGCGACCGCATCTAAATGAGATCATTACCGCGTTGATTTCTAATTGCATTGAGGTTGAAGTGTCCGAGCAAACCTCTTCGTAGATTTTCTCTTCTGCTTCTAAGTGTTGTAAGTGTGACATATTGTCCTCCTTTGTTAAGTTCATATACAATATTACTTGACATATCTTATATTGTCAAGTAATATAATAGGTGAACTTAATAAATAATAAAGGGAGGCAAAAATGCCACAAGATATAACAAACCAAAACGACATACCAATGGCAATGATAACTGCTGACATCTCATCGCAAGATGTAGAGATCGTCATGGGGCTAATCAAACTGTTGGTCAGCCAACGAAACGGAACAGCTTCTGATGATGAGACGATGAGACTTCACGACATCAAGACTGCGCTTCGTGAAGGGTTGCTCCAACACAACCTAGACCAACACAATCAGTTGATCGGAGGCGCAGAACACTAGGCTGTCCAAGCCTCAGAGCCTTTGCCGAACGTACATGGTAATCAAACCAACAACGACGGACAAAGGCTCTGAAACGTGCGCTAGTTTGTTCTGAGGGCGGCCCTGACAAGCTAGCAAATGGGAGATAGGGGGAACCCCCCCATTTGCTAGCTTGTCTATCTTTATCTTTAGAGCAGAAAATAGACAGGCACAGAATATCCAGAAAATTTGACATTTTGCGACCCCCCTTATATAACAAAAAGGGTTAGGAGTCCCTGGGCCTTCGTCAAAATTTCATATGAAAAAAACTTGCATCACTTGTAATCGAACACTTCCACAAACGGAATACACCAAGAAGCGTAATGTCTGTAAACGCTGCACCTCTTTTCAAAGAAACGTTGCAAGGAATCATACGCCGGAATCCTACATCACTGTGGTGTACCACAAATTAAAAAACGCAAGAGCCGACATGGAGTGGGACATTGATTTGGATCACATAAAAAATTTATGGCGAAAGCAAAAAGGAGGTTGCGCGCTTTCCGGAGTATTTATGACGTGGCACGGAGGAGAAGGCAAACAGGATCTTAATGCCAGTATTGATAGAAAAGATCCCACAAAAGGATATATAATAGGCAACGTGCAGTTGGTCGCACAAAGAGTCAACACAATGAAACACACTTTAGGAGAAGGAAAGTTTTATTGGTGGTGCAAAAACATTGTGAATAAAAAAGAGACAGACAATGCCGATTAAGTTTAAACCCTCAGAAAAAATCTACGACCGCAGAACCGGGACAACCACCGTTGTTCATCATTGGATGAAAGGAACACCGACCAAGGACTTATTGGAAGCGCTTGAAAAAGAGAACGTCCGACCAAGATTGAAACATAAATTTAGGAGAGAATTGTGGAGAAGGAAAAACTTGGCTCTGCCAGAGAGAAGGAAAAACTAGCCGCTTATTGGTACAATCGCGGTTTTCGTGGAGCGGCGCTGCAGGAGAAAATTTTTTCCGGGGCGCAGGAAAACGAGTTGGTTGATAACAACAACGAAACGTGTAAAGTTTGTGACTGAGTGAGGTATACTAATGGATATTGATTTGGAACGTTTGGCGGAGCAATATCCTGACGCAACGAAAGAACTCATTGAATTGACAGAGGCATTACGCACCAAACAACTCCAACGCAATGGCGCAGAAAGCTTTCTGACGTATGTCAAACACATGTGGCCCGATTTTATTGAAGGACGCCACCATCAGATTTTCGCTGAGAAACTTGAACAAGTGGCTCGTGGCGAGGTAAAGCGTTTGATCGTCAACATGCCCCCTAGACACACAAAAAGTGAGTTCGCATCCACCTACTTTCCTTCGTGGATTTTAGGCAGAAACCCGAAACTCAAAGTCATGCAGATCACACATACAGCAGAACTGGCCTTTCGCTTTGGTCGAAGAGTCAGGGATTTAATTGATTCTGAAGATTATCAAGCAGTTTTTCCAGGGGTGGCGCTTAAAGCAGACAGCAAATCGGCAGGACGTTGGGAAACCAGCGGCGGGGGCGAAGCGTTTTATTCGGGTATCGGCGGTGCCGTAACCGGACGGGGTGCCGATTTGCTCGTTCTCGATGACATTCACTCGGAGCAAGACGCTTTGAGTCCAACGGCCTTGGACAACGCATGGGAATACTACAGCTCTGGACCGCGACAGCGGCTACAGCCCGGTGGGGCTATTGTCATTGTGATGACTCGATGGTCGACCAAGGACTTAACAGGCAGATTATTAAACAAACAAGCCGAAGACCACGCCGATCAGTGGGAGGTCGTAGAATTTCCAGCGATTTTCCCTGAAACACACAAACCTTTGTGGCCCGGTTATTGGAAGATTGAAGAACTGGAAGGCGTAAAAGCGTCCATTCCTGTATCAAAATGGGAAGCACAATGGATGCAAAACCCCACTTCTGAAGAAGGCGCGTTGCTCAAACGTGAATGGTGGAACACTTGGAGCAAAAAAGAAGTCCCGCAAATGCACTACGTCATTCAAAGCTACGACACGGCGTTTAGCAAAAAAGAAACCGCGGATTATTCAGCCATTACCACATGGTGCGTGTTTCATCCAGACGAAGGCTCGCATCGTCCTTGCCTATTACTGCTCGATGTTAAAAAAGGGCGGTGGGATTTTCCGGAACTAAAAAGAGTCGCAGTAGAGCAATACAAATATTGGGAACCCGACACCATCATCATTGAAGCAAAAGCCTCCGGTATGCCCCTCACCGATGAGCTGCGTCAAGCAGGCATACCCGTTGTGAACTACTCACCAGGAAAAGGGCAAGACAAAATTGCAAGAGTGAACTCGGTTGCACCCATACTTGAATCGGGCATGGTTTATGTGCCGGAAACGCGTTGGGCGGAAGAACTGGTTGAGGAATGTGCAGCATTTCCTTTCGGAGATCACGACGATTTGGTAGACTCAACCACTCAGGCTCTTCTTCGCTATCGACAAGGAGGGTTTATTGGTTTAGAATCAGATTATGATATGCAGGACAACGAGCCTCGCAGAATCCGAGAATACTACTAGAGGAAGGGAAATGGACAAAGGTGAAAAAATCAAGGACCAAGGATTTGTTCCTTACGCAAAGCAAAAAACCATAGCAACCAGCAAAGGGCCAAAGCCCGGCGCAGGCAAAGGTAAATCAAGAGGCAAAGGCGCAGCACTACGCGGCATTAAGTTTACAGGCGTATATTAATGGCTATAGGCGAGAACAAGCCGACCAACATAGACAGAATTTCTGATTTAATAGACTTAGAAGTTGAGTCCGGTCAAACAGTAGAAATCGAAGAACCAATGTCCATGGACCAAGGTGCTTCGGTATCGTTTATTGAAGACGGATCAGCGGAAATAAACTTTGGTCCGGAAGAAATGGACACGAATTTCATGGATCAGATTCCTTTCGACGCAAACCTAGCGGATTATTTAGAAGAAGGTGAACTGGGACTGATTGCCAATGATTTAGTCGGCGACTTTGACGAAGATCATGCAAGCCGAGGAGATTGGGAACAGACCTATGTCGAAGGCTTAGACCTACTCGGTTTCAAATACGAAGACCGCGACCGTCCGTTTCCAGGCGCAAGCGGTGTCACCCACCCCCTCCTAGCAGAATCAGTCACACAATTCCAAGCTCAAGCCTTTAAAGAGCTTTTGCCATCAAAAGGACCTGTAAAAACACAGGTAATGGGCATGGAAACACCCGAAATTGAGGCGCAAGCGAAAAGAGTTCAAGAGTACATGAACTACCAAATAACCACCGAAATGCAGGAATATACCCCTGAAATGGACCAATTATTGTTCTATTTACCCCTCGCAGGGTCTGCGTTTAAGAAAGTTTATTTTGATCCAAGCAAACAAAGAGCGGTCAGCACCTTTGTACCCACAGAAGATTTAGTTATTCCATATACAGCAAGCGACATTGAAACTTGCGAGCGCGTAACACACATTGTCAAAATGACATACAACGAAGTTCGAGCGCAACAACTCGCAGGCTTTTACAGAGACATATCCATTGAACCGTCCGAGACAAACATAGAGAGCAAGCCACAAGACAAAGTAGAAGATCTCGAAGGCGTGTCGGCTAGTGGCGCAACAGAAATGATGTATGAACTCTTGGAGTTTCATGTGTCCATGGACATACCGGGATTTGAAGATCCCGACGGAATGCACATTCCTTATATCATTACTGTTGATCGAACATCAAACAAAGTTTTGTCCATCCGTAGAAACTACGATCAAAATGATCCTTTAAAAAGAAAGACTCAGTATTTTGTTCATTACAAATTCCTTCCAGGATTGGGTTTCTACGGATTCGGACTCATTCACATGATCGGCGGTTTGTCTAAAACCGCAACGGCGGCCCTTAGACAATTAATAGATGCGGGAACCCTCGCGAACCTTCCTGCTGGATTTAAAGCAAGAGGGCTTAGAATCAGGGATGATGAGACTCCGCTAGAGCCCGGCGAGTTTCGCGATGTTGATGCACCAGGAGGCGCGCTTCGAGATTCTTTAGTGCCACTGCCTTATAAAGAACCCTCGCAAACACTGCTTGCATTAATGGGAACCTGTGTTGAAGCCGGACAACGTTTTGCTTCTTTGGCAAACCTACAAATCGGCGAAGGCAATCAAGAACTACCGGTCGGCACAACCATGGCTTTATTAGAGCAAGGCACTCGTGTCATGTCGGCAGTACACAAACGATTGCATTACGCGCAGAAAACAGAGTTTAAAATATTGGCAAGGCTGTTTGCGCAATATCTACCACCAGAATACCCGTATCTTGTTGCTGGCGGAAACCAGACAATTAAACAACAGGACTTTGACGACCGCGTTGATGTGGTTCCTGTTTCTGATCCAAACTTCTTCTCAATGAGTCAAAGGATTTCACTTGCGCAACAAGAACTACAACTGGTGCAAAGTAATCCAGAAATACACAACATTAAAGAATCCTATCGCAGAATGTATGAAGCGTTAGGAACAGAAAACATTGAAGCACTGTTACTGCCTGATCCTCCACCTCCCGCTCCTATGGACCCAGCGCAAGAAAACGGTGCAGCTATTACGGGAGCGCCATTGATTGCTTTTCCAGAGCAAGAGCACATGACGCATATTGAAGCACACATCACACTAATAGAAAGTCCTGTGGCCATGATGAACCCAGCAACGGTTCCATCTTTGGTGTCACACATTTTTCAGCACATTTCTATGGAAGCACAAAAAGTTGCTGACCAACAAATGCCTGAACAACCTATGCCTCAACAAGGCATGATGCCGCAAATGCAACAAGGCGGACCAATACCTATGGGCGAACCACAACAACCCCCTCCACCAAACCCAGAAAAAGAGGCGTTGAAAGCGAGCATAGAAGTAGAGCTTATGGAAACAATAATGCCTTCTTTAGAAGAAATCTTGACACCACCCGATGATGGAGTGGTACAATTAAAACAACAAGAGCTTCAGATACAAGCGCAAGAAAACCAAGACGACAAAGAAATTGCTGAGAAGAAGCTAGAACTGGAAACAGCAAAACTTTTGCAGAAAGACGAGTCTGAGGAAGAAAGAATTAAATCTCAAGAAGACATTGCAGCACTAAAAGCAAATGTTGAGAGAGAGCGCATAGCTAAAGACATGAAAAAAGATAAATAATGCCAGCAAGAACACCTAAACCTAAATATTCAGTAGACCCTTTTGGTATGCCTTTTGGTCCTGGTCATCCGTTATGGGACCCAAAGAAAGACGAATCTTCTACTCCAACACCGACCCCGGAACAAATTCAACAAATGATTGCAGACGCACTAGCTGGGCAACAAGGCGCTGGGCAACAACAAGGCGTGGCTTCTTTAGCAGAAAGAATAGGCCAACACCTTGTTTCCGGCAGTAACCCTGAATATATAGAAGAGTTTGACACAAACAAAGACGGAAAGATTAGTACGCAGGATGCAATTTTTGCACAGCAGTTTGCCGCTGGTTTGAGAGATCCAGAAACACTGCAAGCAATAAACATAAACCAACCACAACAGTCTTTAGCAGAAAGAATAGGCCAACACCTTGTTTCCGGCAGTAACCCTGAATATATAGAAGAGTTTGACACAAACAAAGACGGAAAGATTAGTACGCAGGATGCAATTTTTGCAAAACAGTTTGATGCCGGACTGAGAGATCCAGAAACTTTAGAAGCGATACAAACGCAAGAACAACCGGATTTGTCTGGGTTTACAACACAAGAAGATTTAGATGCAGCAATCCAGTCGGCTCTCGCTGGGCAAACAGGACCCGATCTTAGTGGATACGCTCAACAGGGAGACATGGACTCAGCCATTGAAGCAGCGCTTGCTGGGCAAGACTTTAGCGGGTTTGCTTCTCAAGCAGATATTGACGAAGCATTAGCTGGACTACAGGGAGGCCCAGATAGAACATCTATAGAACAGATGATCAGCGATGCTATTGGAGGAATTCAAGGACCCGATCTTAGTGGGTACGCTCAACAGGGAGACATGGACTCAGCCATTGAAGCCGCCCTTGCTGGGCAAGACTTTGGTGGATTTACCACTGATGCTGAACTACAGTCAGCATTAGCTGGAATTCAAGGACCCGATCTTAGTGGTTTTATGACCGCCGCCGATGCAAAAGAACTGTTTCAAGGCATGGACACCAGCGGTATTGAGGCCGGTGTTTTACAAAAAATGGGGCTCCCAGACATGCTTACAGAAGAAGCCGTCCAAGACGCGATAAACCAAGCATTAGGAGGCGCGGGCGGCTTAAGCGAAGCAGACGTTGAAAGAATCCTGCAAGAGCAGATGGGCAATCAAAACATTGATTTAAGTGATTATTTAAAAACAGGAAAAGCAGAAGAAATGTTTGTTGGCGAAGCAAAGGTTCAACAAATGATTACAGACGGACTGGCTCAAGGACTTAGCCCAGAACAAATTCAAGCTATGATTGCTGAAGCAACGGGTGGACAGGTGAGCGAGGAAATGATTCAAGAAATGATTGCTGAAGCTATGGCTCAAGCCGGAACCGGAGGGCTTACAGAAGAAGCCGTCCAAGCCATGATTGACGCCACTGGACAAGGAGCAAGCATGGAGCAAATTCAAAAAATGTTGGGAGAAACAGGCTATCTTACGCAAGAGCAAATACAAGGTATGATACAAGAAAGCGCTACTCCAGGTTTTGATTCCACAGGCTTAGAAGAAAGACTGGCGGCTTTAGAGGCCGCGGGTGCTGTTGGTGGAGATGTTGGTGGAGATGTTGGTGGAGATGTTGGTGGAGATGTTGGTCCGGGCCCAGATAGTACGACGGGTCCAGAGGATGGGGATGCGGCGACTCCGTATCCAAATCAATACAAAGTAGCAACCGGACCCTATGGTTATAACCCATACCAAAGCGGACAATATCAATCTGACCCTTATGGACCTTCTGGTGTTCCAAAAATGGGAGGAGTTACAACTATTCCAACTCCTGATAACGGCTACACAATTTTTAACCCTTATAATAACCCTTATAAAAAGAGCCAGTATAAAAGCTAGGAGATAAAAATAGACATTTTAGAGTTCGCGACAGCTGTGCAGCGCGCAATTGGGAAAAAAGAGCAGCAGATACAAGAAATGATGACCAACGGTGAAACAAAAGATTGGTCTCATTACCGTAATCTGGTCGGCCAAATAGAAGCGCTAAACTTCATTCGCGAAGAAATTAGAACCATTCTTAAAAATCAGGATATAGAATAATGGCTAGAACAGCGCTAGAACAAAAATGGGCCACAGAAGAGTCCGAAAAAACACCCTTAGAAAAAGTATATGACGAAGGCATTGGGCTGGACTCAAGCAAAGTTGGTGAAGATTTATTAGAAAGTCTTCCAGAACCGACTGGATGGAGAGTAATGATTCTTCCTTTTAGAGGTGAAAGAAAAACAAAGGGTGGGATTGAGCTAACAGACGAAACACTTGGAAGACAGCAAGTCAGTACCGTTTTAGGCTATGTTCTAAAAGTTGGTTCCCTAGCTTACGGCGGAGAAAGATTTTCAACCGGTCCTTGGTGCGAAGAGGGAGATTGGGTAATGTTTGGTCGTTACGCAGGATCTCGTTTTCAAATTGAGGGCGGTGAAATAAAAATACTCAATGACGATGAAATCATTGCAAGAGTACCTAACCCAGAAGCAATTCTGCATCAATTTTAACATGAGGAAAAAATCATGCCAGAGCACAAACTAAACCTAAACCCTGCCGAAGAGCTTGTACAAATTGACGATACAGGACCCGAAGTAGACGTAGAAATCGAAGAAACTCAAAACGCAACTTTTGAAGCACAGCCCGTAAAAGAAAATATTTTAGAGGCGATGCCCGAAGAAAAAACCGAAGAAAAAACTGAAGAAAAAGTAGAAGACGAACACGAAGAATACAGCAAAGGCGTACAGAAACGGATCGGTAAACTCACCGCAAAACTGCGAGAAGCCGAACGCAGAGAACAAGCGGCCACACAATACGCGCAAAACGTACACAAAGAAAACTCAACGCTTAAACTACAAAAACAAAACACAGACGGAAATTATATTCTTTCAGAAGCAAATAGAATAACAGCTGAAACAGAAGCTACAAAAAATGTTTTACAAAAAGCAAACGAAGAACAAGACGTAGAAAAACAAGTACAAGCACAACAAAAACTGGCGGCTTTGGCGGTTGAGGCTCAACGCGTACAAGCACTTAATCAAAGAAGAGCCGCACAAAAGCAGACAGCGCCAACACAGGTCACACAAAGTTTTGCACAACAAGGAGAGCAAGCCGCTCCTATGAAACCCGATCCCAGAGCAGAGGCTTGGGCAGAAGGCAATTCTTGGTTTGGTGATGATCGTGCAATGACCATGACTTCTTTCGCTATTCACGAAGATTTGTTGAATGAAGGGTTTGACGCGACAAGCGATGAGTATTATAGTGAGATAGATAAACGAATACGAGACGAGTTTCCCCATAAATTTGGAGAAACGTCTCAACAAAGTCGTCCCGCCCAAGCGGTAGCTCCTGCAAAACGCAGCGCTAAAACTGGGCGCAAGTCTGTGAGACTCACACCTTCACAGGTAGCAATAGCGAAGAAGCTAGGTGTGCCTTTAAATGAGTACGCGAAATATGTTGAATAAACGTGGAGACAACAATGACAAAAAACAATAAAGTCGACGCAAGTCGCGAACCACGCGAAGCCCAAACTCGTGAGAAAAAACAAGCGAGAAAACCTTGGGCTCCACCATCCGCTTTGGATGCACCGAATCCTCCAGAAGGATACGTTCACCGTTGGGTAAGAATGGAAGCTAGAGGTCAAGACGATCAGAAAAATGTGATGGCTAGACTTCGTGAAGGCTGGGAACCTGTGAGAGCAGATGAACACCCTGATTTCGATTCTCCCGTAATGGAAGAAGGTAAATTTCAAGGAGTAATTGGTGTTGGCGGATTGATTCTTTGTAGAATCCCAATCGAAACCGTCCAAGAAAGGACCGCTTACTTTACAACAAAGGCAGAGGGACAAATGGACGCGGTTGATAATGATTTGATGAAAGATGGAACACATCCTAGTATGTCAATTAGTAAACCTAATAGGCAATCTCGCGTAACAATTGGCGGAACTCAAGGTTCATCGAACTAAGGGTTTTTAATAATAATTCTTGAATAGAGGAAAAGTTTAACATGGCAAACGTAGACAAGGCTTTTGGTCTAAGACCTTATAAAGGCCTAAATGTTGGTTCAGCTGTACAAGAAGCTAATAAATATAGTATTGATCCTTCCGGATATGGTACAAGCATCTTTCAAGGTGACTTGTGTATATTCGCAGGCGGATATATTAATAGAGCAGCAGCTTCTTCAGCTAACATAGTCGGTGTGTTCTCACATTGTTACTATGTCAACTCAAGCGGTGAGCCTACCTTCTCGAATTACTATCCAGCTAGTACAACGGCACTCGGAAGCGGAGCTATAGAATGTTATATCTATGACGACCCTAACCAAATGTTTCTTGTACAAGCGGACGGTGCTTCAGCCATTACATGTATGGGCAGAAATGCGGATACTGATGGCATTGGTGGTTCAACGACTACAGGTGTTTCCACTCGTGAACTCGACTCTAGCACTATAGCAACAACGCAAGCACTTCAGCTTAAAATCGTTGGTGTTGTTCAAGATGACTCTAACGGAGATCTCACAGCGGATAATGCAAATTTGGTTGTAATAATCAATGAGCACGCTTACAGAGGTCCTGTTGCAGGAACGTAAGGAGTAATTTAGATGGCAATTAGTAGAGCACAATTGGTAAAAGAATTGCTTCCAGGCCTTAATGCATTATTTGGTCTTGAGTACGATAGATATGATAACGAACATGAAGAAATTTATGACGTCGAATCAAGTGATCGCGCTTTTGAAGAAGAAGTAATGTTAACAGGGTTTGATAGCGCACCTGTCAAGTCAGAAGGAGCAGGGGTAGCTTTTGATCAAGCGCAAGAAGCGTTTACATCAAGATATACTCACGAAACGATAGCATTGGCGTTTTCAATCACTGAGGAAGCGGTCGAAGATAACTTGTATGACAGATTGTCAGCAAGATATACTCGCGCGCTCGCCCGAAGTATGGCAAACACTAAGCAAGTAAAAGCAGCATCTGTTTTAAACAGAGCGTTCAACACAAGTTATTTAGGCGGAGACGGTAAAGAACTTTGCGCAACAGACCACCCAACTGTGGGTGGCGCTAATTTGCGTAACGAACTTTCAACTGCAGCTGACCTGAATGAAACTTCGTTGGAACAAGCTCTTATTGACATTGCAGCATTTACTGACGAACGTGGATTGAAAGTAGCTCTTCAAGGAACGAAACTAATCATTCCTAAAGAACTACAATTCACTGCCGATAGATTGTTGGAAACACCAGGACGTGTTGGAACGTCTGATAATGATATTAACGCTATGAAAAACATGGGAATGATCCCTGAAGGCTATACCGTTAATCATTATCTCACTGACACTGATGCTTGGTTCATTAAGACTGATTGTCCGAACGGATTCAAAATGTTTGACCGTTCACCAATCAGAACTTCAATGGAAGCTGATTTTGACACAGGCAATGTTCGCTACAAGGCTAGAGAAAGATACTCTTTTGGATGGAGTGATCCAAGAGCAGTATTCGGAAGCCCAGGAGCATAACCAAATATGGAACCTCGCCGGGGGTTTCTTACTCAACCCGGCACACTTTCCCTTCCTTTTTCCCAATTTTACAAGTAATATAGTTATTGTATCTAGGGATAACCCTGTCCTATCGACTGACCTAGCAGACAAGCCAAGACAATAGGACTTATTTTTTCAGGAGAAAAAATTATGGCAAAATCAACCTTTTCAGGTCCAGTTAAATCACTAGCTGGCTTTATTTCGGCAG